TTTTTCATGGATACTGAGCAGGAGTGCAAGAAGTACTTGATGACAAGACCTGGAAGAGAGCAAATAGCAAAATGGATATTTAGTAGCATAATAGATTATATAAAATGATAGTTAGAAAGGTAGATAAGAAGGTGAGATCCAATAGGGATAAGGTGATCATGTATCAGATATTGACCTATTGTTTTTTTAACAACATAAAGGTGAGTGGCACAGAATTGGAGTTGCTTACTGTGTTGTCTAAGAACAATGGCATAGAGATAAATGACCTGTGTCAGCAACTATCTGTTAAGTGTATATATAGGACCAAGCAATCTGCTAGAAATGCTATAAGTAAAGTAGAGAAAAAGGACCTTATCCTAAAAAATGGAGATGCCCGTAAAAAGAGGGTGTATATATCTAGTGATATAAATGTAGAGACAGAGGGTGTAATATTGTTGGATATAAAGATACTTGGAGAATGAATCCAAAGAAAGCAATAATATACAAGGAAGGGATAGCTGAAGAGCTGGGGGTTTCTGAAGATGTTGTAGATGCATTTATAGGATTTTACTATGATAAGGTACGTGAGAGCTTATCAGACATTGAGCACTTGGGATTGTATTTGAATGATCTAGGAACATTTTTTATCCGTAGAAACAAGCTACTATACAACTTAAAGAAAAATAAAGACATACTGGGCAACCTAAAAAAGACTACATACAATGGCTATGAAAAGAGTATAGCAGTATCTAAGAAGATTGAGCTTTATGAAGATGCGCTAGAGAGAGTAAATAAAAGAATAGATAAAAAGAAAGAGTTTAAAAATAAGAAATATGGCTTGGAATAAATACTTAGGAGCTTTTAGGAATAGGAAACAAATTCTTGAGGGTATAAAGAATAGAATATTTCAGAAAGAGCATGTAGAAGCTGAAGCAGCAAGGAGATGGTCAATATGTAAAGAGTGTACAAGTTTAGATCAGGAAGGCTCTAAATGTATGGCTCCAGGAACACAACCATGTTGCGGAGAGTGTGGTTGTAGTTTATCTCTAAAGACTAGAGCTTTATCTTCAGATTGTCCTTTAGAAAAGTGGTTAGCTGTAATGGATGAGGAGACAGAAGAAAAGTTAATGAATAACCTAAGATTTAAGAAGTAATGGGATTAACATTCATAGAGAAGGGCCATAAGTATGAAAGTTCAGATGGTATAGTCTGGACAAGTGTTACATCTTTTATATCTATGTTTAAAGATGGCTTTGACAAAAAGGGTGTAGCAAAAAAGTGTTCTACAAACAAGAAGTCTAAGTGGTATGGTTTGCAGCCGCAGGTGATAATGAATATATGGGAGGGAGAAACACAGAGAGCAATAGAGCTAGGAAACTGGTATCACAACCAAAGGGAAGCAGATCTCTTAGACTTTAGCACCATAGAAAGAGAAGGTGTGGAGCTACCTATTATTAAACCTATTGTTGAAGAGGGTATTAAGCATGCCCCTAAGCAAAAGATATCTGACGGTGTATATCCTGAGCATTTTGTATATTTGAAGTCTGCAGGATTGTGTGGTCAAGCAGATTTGGTGGAAGTGGTAAATGGAAAGATAAACATTACAGATTACAAGACTAATAAGGAGATCAAAGAAAAGAGTTATGTAAACTGGGAGGGAATAAGCAAAAAGATGCACATTCCTGTAAACCATTTAGATGATTGCAATTTAAACCATTATAATTTACAGATGAGCATATATGCTTACATGATTAAGAAGCATAACCCCAAGTTAAAAGTAGGCTCTCTGAAAATACAGCATGTGCAGTTTGAAAGTGAGGGAGAAGATGAATATGGATACCCAAAGACAAAATACGAGAATGGAGAACCAATAATTAAGAAAATAAAAATGTATAACCTTCCATATTTAAAAGATGAGGTGATAAGCCTTATTATGTGGTTAAAAGACAAGAAAGATGCTAATAAAGCTATTTGATATCCAGAATGACAAGGTAGTACCTACAGAACATTGCTACAGTTTAAAGTTTTTAAAAGATATAATGGAAGCATTTCCTGAAACATATCTTAATGTTTATCAGTATTTATTTTATATGACATGTCCAAATCCTGATCTCAATCCTTTCTTTAATCTTCCGGAGCATGAAAAGGAAGATATGATTGTTGAAGAGATACAGATGGAGGAGTCTTCTGAAGATGAGCTTATACAGATGGCTTTAATAAAATGCCAGAAGCTATATGAGACACCAACATACAGAGCATATAGAGGTATTAAGTCCATGTTAGATAGATTGGCAAGATACATGGAAGTCACAGCTATAGAGCATGGTAGAGATGGCAACATAAACTCTTTAGTAAATGCGGCATCTAAGTTTGAAAACATTAGAAATTCCTATAAAGGAGCATTCAATGATATGAAACAAGAACAGCAAAGCTCTGTACGTGGAGGTCAGGGTCTTGCATATGATCAACTATAAAACCAACAACAATGAAAATCAAACCATTAGGCAGTAAGGTGCTGCTGAAAGAAAAAGAAGCACCAAAATTTTTTAAAGGTACAAGCATCTTAATACCTGAGACAGCACAAAACAAAGAGTATTTGGCATACGTTGTAAGTAGGGGTAAGGATGTAAAAAATGTTACAGAGGGAGACTTGGTAAAATATGCAAAACATATCCAGTTGATAGAGATGGAGCATAAAGGAGAAAGTCACTTTCTTATTGATGAAAAAGACATACATGCAATTGTAGAAGATGATTAGTATACCAACATATAATAATGGAAATTGGCAAACTACTGAATTTAAAGATAGGTCAGAGTTTGCCTTTTTTGTTTTAGGGTTATTCAAAGAACCAGGCTTATATAATTTTGATGAGACATCATACATGTTTAATGAGCAGGCAAGGATATTTAATGATCTAGGTTTTTACTGCAAAAGTCCTTTTAGGTCCAAAGACTTTATTAAGTACTGGGAGGATCAGAAAAATAAATGCAGGCAGGGGGTAATATTTATAGGTGCAGAAACATGGTATCTTACAAGAGACTACTATATGTGGCTAAACTTTCTTCCTATCTATGATAAAGAAGAGAAAAAGTATGGCTTTGCAAAAGTCAGAGATGCACAGTACCATATGGCACTATATGAGATTCTTGCAGAGCTACACAATGAACATTCAGCAATATTAAAGAAACGTCAGATAGCATCATCATACTTCCATATGGCTAAACTCATAAATCAGTATTGGTTTGAAGAGGGTTCTGTATGTAAGATGGGTGCAAGCCTCAAAGACTATATCAATGACAAAGGATCATGGAAGTTCCTAGAGGAGTATAGAGACTTTCTTAATGAACACACTGCTTGGTATAGACCTAGCAATCCAGAAAAAGTTTTGCTTTGGCAGCAGCAGATAGAAGTGCGCATAGACAATAGAAAGCTAAGAAAGGGATTAAAGTCAAAAATTCAGGGTGCATCATTTGAAAAGAATGCTACAACAGGTGTAGGTGGTCCTACTACTTACTTCTTCCATGAGGAGGCAGGTATTGCTCCTAAGATGATGGATACCTATGAATATCTAAGACCTGCAATGTTATCAGGCATGGAAACAACAGGTATGTTTATAGCCGCAGGATCTGTGGGTGATCTTGAACAATGTAAGCCTCTAAAGGAAATGATACTCAACCCAAAAGCCAATGGTATACGTGCTGTTAAAACAGACCTTATAGATGCTGATGGTACAGAAGCAGATGCAGGCTTGTTTATTCCTGAGCAGTGGTCTATGCCCCCATATATTGATGCTTTTGGCAATTCATTAATAGAAGAGGCACTGCAGGCAATTTATACAGAAAGAAAAGAATGGAAAGAAAATCTTAATCCTGAACAATATCAGCTGAGGATATCTCAGAAACCTACAAACATAGCAGAGGCTTTTGCGTATAGAAAAGAAAGTATCTTTCCTCAAGGTCTTATACATAAACAGCTTAAAAAAATTGAAGATAAAGAATACAGCTATGAGCATATAGAATTAGAAAGAACACAAGATGGTATTGAAGCTAAGAGATCTAACAAACTACCTATAAATAAATTTCCTGTAAGTAGAAAGCTTCAAGACAAAACAGGGTGTCTAGTAGTTTGGGAAAGACCAGTGCCTAATCCGGATTTTGGTTTGTATTATGCTGGCATTGACCCTGTTTCTGAAGGAAAAACTACAACATCTGATTCTTTATGTAGTATCTTTGTATATAAGAATATGGTAGAGATATCTAGAGAAACACCAGATGGTATAGAACATATCATAGAAAAAGATAAGATTGTTGCAGCATGGTGCGGTAGGTATGATGATATCAACAAAACTCATCAGCAGCTAGAGCTTATTATACAGTGGTATAATGCATGGACGGTGGTAGAGAATAACATATCATTGTTTATACAGCATATGATTTCCAAAAAGAAGCAGAGATACTTGGTTCCTAAAAGTCAAATACTATTTTTAAAAGACTTAGGATCTAATAGAAATGTATTTCAAGAGTATGGATGGAAAAATACAGGTACGCTGTTTAAGAATCACCTAATATCTTATGCTATAGAATTTCTTAGAGAAGAAACAGAGCAAGAATTTGATAATGAAGGTAATGTTATAAGCAGTACTTTAGGTATTGAAAGAATACCTGATCCAATGCTGCTAAAAGAAATGCTTGCTTACCAACCGGGTGTAAACGTAGATAGGATGGTAGCTTTTTCTTCACTTATAGCTTTTGCAAAAGTGCAGCAGTCAAATAGAGGGTATGCAAAAAGAAAAGAAAGTGAATTGAAAACTACAAAAAATCCAAAAAATTTATATAAATTAAAATATTCACCTTTTAAAAATATTGGAAGGAATAAATCAATAAATGGCAAAAAATTTAAGAGGTCAGCTTTTAA